GCGAAACGCCTACGGCTTCGCTAAGCTAGGACTCCTGACTGTGATCGATCCGAAAGTGGATATGGCTATGGTCATAGGCCAAGGCAGTTTGCACCGCCTAAAGAACGGAGACATTATCCTGACAGACACCTATGACATCCAGAGCTTCAAGTACGGGTCGAGGTCAACCGGCATCTACGGTGCAGTAAGAGACGGTATCGAAGGCAAAGTCACTAGCGAAGCTGACGAAACCGCCAAGCCGATTAAGTGGCGCATCAATTTAGGGAAGATTGATGGTTGATCAGCTAACGACTACTAGCGAAATCACAGAGCCAGGAACCCACTCAGAATTAACCGCACAGACATTCAAGGACGAACAGTTCGACTTAGCTGTTCGATCTACCACCTCGAATGTCCCAAGTTTCTCCCTCCCTCCCAGCCATAACGACATTGTTGGCGCATGGTGGAACCAAGAGACCTTACTTGGCGATCTCAAAAGTTTTCTCACGGAACAGGCGGCGTTCTCAGGCGAAGCTCCTGATCCTGATTTCAACCCTCATTCCTATTATGCGGCCAACAAAGAACTGTATCTGGATGTCGTCCCTTTTCTCGACCAAGGGTTTTTCGACCATGTACGGGGCGTCCGACAGTTTGATGCAGTGGCACATTCAATTCGGACGGAGACGAAAAACCGTAAGTTGATGTCCCAAGGGTCAGGGTTTGACTCGATATTTGGCGTGGGAGCGTCCTTGCTGGACCCCTCAACGTTCATACCCATCTTCGGCTGGGGGATGCGAGGCGGTAAGCTCGCTAAGGGTGCTATCGTTGCCGCTGGCACAGGCGGCTTTGTCAGCGGCGAAGAGCTACTCCACCACCAGCAACAACGTGCGAGGACGCAATATGAGAGCATGATGGGTATTGGCATTGCTACTGGCCTTGGCGGAACACTAGGTGTTCTTGGGGCCACCTTCAGTCGCAAGGGCAAGCTCCTTAACTCTGAGCATCCCAGTAACCCGCTTCACGAGCGGAACCTTGGACCCGACGAAGCTGCCTCTGAATGGAACCCTCATGGAGACCGCTCAGTATCTGAAGAGATGGCTGAGAATGGAACAGGGCGCATGTCCTACAATCCAGAAACTGGGGTCCAGTTGGAGTTGTTCCCTTCGCTTCCCAAGGAGGACGGTGGGCCTAGCATCACTCCCCTGTTTGATCAGGCAGAGACCATCACACCTACATCTACGAGACTTGATCGTGCGGTGGATTGGACGCAGGGCAAGATAGGTTTTACCCGAAGCCCTGTGACCGTCGCCATGCACACCGCCAGTACAAAAGCGACGGCGCTCTTGAACTCAATGGCAGAGATGGGGTTTCACACCGTTGAGATGGCAAAGGGTGCCACTCGTAAAATATCAGCAGAACTACACAAAGACATCACGGTGTACGCAAAACAGCAGGGGGCTGAAGATTCCCTGATAGAGGCGTGGTATCAGGTTATGAGAGACCTTGGAGGTGTCTCTGGTCGAAGTGAAGTCACCGCTAAAGGCTACTCCGATTTGAGGGAAGTCTGGGGAACCGTGCGGAAAGGCAGCATTGGTCAATCCGCTGTCGGCCCTCAGACTCTCAAAGGGATACCGCTGCCTGAGTTTGAATACTTCGTATGGCGGCGTTTAAACGGTGACTCTAGTCCTCATCCCAACGCTGCCGTAGAGAAAGGCGTTGTCGCTGCCACAAAAACATATCGTAGTTTCACAAACGAGATGTTCCAGAGGGCTGTTCGCACGGGACTTCTGAGTGACAAGCAGAAAATCGAAAATTACTTTCCTCAGATTTGGAATAACGACTTCATCACGGAGAACGGACGCGCACTAAAAGAAGCCTTCAAAGTTAAGTTTAGCGGCAGATTTAAAGATGACCCGAATGGTGTAAAGCTAGACACGCTTGCTGATGAGCTTGTCGAAAAACTAACGAACAGAAACGATGTCGATATAACAGACGGGCTGCATAAAGGCGGCAGTTTTATCCTCAAGAAGAGTGGCCGCATGGAAGCCCGCGACTTGTTCATCACTGTGGATGAACTGAGCATGTTTCAAGATTTTCTCCACAAAGACGTTACCCGTGTGATGAAGCATTACGCTGACGATATGGGCGGGCGAATTACTCTGCGCGAATATTACGGAAAAGTGGACCCAGAGAAAACCACCAAAGGTGGCAGAGATAAGGCGTCTATGGACGACCTATCAGACCACTGGAAAGAAATTCAGAAGGAGTTCGTGGAGCTTCGAAAAGCCGCCCGCGCCAAAGGCGAGAGTGTCGAGAAGTTGAACCGCGACGAGTCCCATGTTGCCGACGCAATCATCAATCTCAGAGATCGTCTCCTAGCGACTGACCGTAGGCCCTCAGCAGAAGGCTGGGGTTCCGGTGCCTTATACGCTGGGCGCATGGCGCGGAAGGTGAACTACTTGCGGTACATGGGTTCCGTCATGCTCGCATCACTAACCGATGCGGGAACGATCAGCCTGAGTCACGGTGCGGGTAAACATTTGGCACAGCTAGGCAGGAACTTCGGGAGAATAGCCACAGAAGCCAAGAGCATGAAAAACCGCGAGTTAGCGTTTCTGCTGTACGGCGCGGAAGGTGCTCTTTCGCAATCTCGTACAGCCAAACTCGTGGGTGTTGATGACGCTATGCACCACCTGGGGTTTGGCACTGGGAAAACAAAGAAAGTCTCAGGGGCTGTCGAAGGTGGGATGAACTGGCTCAGCAGCAAGATGAACATCGTGAACTTGATGCACTACTGGAACTCGCGCCATAAGTTTATCTCTGGCCATGTTGTGCTGGGGAATCTACTTGATGACGCAGCAAAGGTAGCCGGTGGTGGCAGCGGCACATACCGCTGGCGTGAGCTTGGGATTTCCGATGAGACGATGACCCAAATAGACCGCCTCGTGAAGAAGCATGGCTTCGAAGAGACTAGGGGTGGCACATCCTTCCGCTGGCCAGACATCGACAAATGGCATCTGGAAGCTGGCGGCGCAGAGATCAAGGAACTGCTGCATGTTGCTCTACGAAGGGCGGTGGATAGAGCGGTGATCACTCCCGGTATTGCAGACCTCCCGATGTTTCACTCGAAGGAACTGGGCCAACTTCTGTTCCAGTTCAACAGCTTTGGGTTCTCCGCCGTCAACAAATTCGTGCGGAATCTAAGCCACTCAGCGGTCAATGGCAGAGGGTTGGATGCTCTTATCGCATCGACATGGATGCTGGGCATGGGGACGATGGCATTTAGCATCCGCGAAGGCATCGTGAAAGGCCGATTTGGCGATGGCACCATGCCTGATGAAGACGAGTGGGGGACGTGGGTCTACGAGTCGATAGACCGGAGTGGGCTGATGATGTGGATGATGCCCTACATTAACGCTGGCATGAAACTAGCGGCTGGCCCCCTAGCTGACGCTGGGGTTCCGATTGCTGCTCCGTCGCGCTTCGCTGGTCAGCATTGGGCACAACAGTTGTTTGGGCCCACATTTGGTGGTCTCGGAGGAGACATCACAAAGATGACGTATGATTTATCGCAAGGAGAAATCGATAAGTTTGCCACTAAGGGCAAACGGCTGATTCCTTTTAGAAACGTGTTTTATGTGAGCCTACTTCACAGGCTTGCTTGGGGTGAAAAATAATGCCGAACAGTTATGTAGAGTACACTGGTGATGGCGAAGCCGTATCCTTTGCAATACCTTTTGGTTTCATCTCCTCGTCTCACCTGAGCGCTACGGTAGACGGAGTAACGACCTCGATTACAGAGAGCGCCTCAAATGCCATATTCGCCAGCGCCCCCGCCCTTGATTCAAAGATTCAAATCCTACGGAGTAGTTCGCGAGGCACGAGGCTAGTTGACTACACACAGCCGTCTACACTTACGGAAGAAGACTTAGATACCGACAGTCTACAAGCGTTTTATATCTCGCAAGAGGCTGTCGATAGCGCTGGCGATTCAATTCAGAAAGACCTAACGGACCTACAGTGGGACGCTAATAGCAAGCGCATTAAAAACGTAGCAAATCCAACGTCAGATCAAGATGCGGCCACGAAGCACTATCTTGAGAACACTTGGCTATCCACCAGCGACAAAGCGAACATATCCACCGTGGCGGGGATATCATCTAACGTAACTACTGTTGCTGGCCTAGCGTCTGACGTGACTGCCGTAGCCGGTGACGCCACGGACATAGGGGTAGTCGCGGGTAAGGCAACTGAGATTGGCCGCTTGGGTACAGCCGATGCGGTAGCTGATATGGCGATCTTGGCAACCACAGATGTGGTAGCTGATATGGCGATCTTGGCAACCACAGATGTGGTAGC